TCATGCCGGACTTAAATCATACATCACTTAAGGTAACTTCGCAAGAAATTTCGCTCATCTCCATCCAGTTTTTTCCAGCTTCAATTTCTATATCTAGTGGTAAAACGGGCTCATATTTGAAACGAGACACAAGTTCTTCTTTAACGCCTTGCATTGCCCAAACTATACCTTTTATTACAATATCTTTCTCATTAGGTGCGCAGTCCACGACGATGGAATCATGCACAGTGACTATAAGCTTCGACTGCAGATCATGCTCTCGAAAGTAGCGTAAAAGTCTCACGCAAGATAAAACAACAATGTCACCTGTGGCAAAACTTTGCACAGGATAGTTCACGATTTGCTGAGAATACTTTTTAATCTTTCCGTTACGTGCTCTCTCCGCATTAGGAAAGAAAAACTCTCTGCCCGAGGGTGTTCTAACGATACCGTCTTTCAATACACCGCTGAAAAGCTCTGAGTGCCAGTTTTTAAGGCCTTTGTAGATCGAGAAGTAGGTTTTGAAGTAGTTCTGAACATGTTCTGGCTCATTCATACCCATCCCGCCATATAAAGGGGCGAAAGTATAGGCTTTGGCTTCCTGTCTCATACTTTTGGATACATCAGCTTCATCACACTGATTTATGATGGCTGCAGTCTGCTTATGAACATCTTTGCCAGATAAAATATCATCGATGATCTGTGGATCCCGGGATAATTCGCCAGCTACTCTAAATTCTAGGCCGCTAAAGTCTGCTTCAATAAGACTCTGGCCCTCAAATCGGCTAATCATGCATTTGCGAACAGGAAACTTATTAGACTTTGGAAAGTTTTGCAGATTAGGGCCACTAGAGCTTAGTCGGCCTGTCCGAGCAACTGTTTGGTTGAAATTAGCGTGTAGTAGACCGTCCTCTCTGACCCATGTCTCGATCCCTTGAACAAATGAGTTTAGATAAACATTTACAGAATTAAGTCTGGCTAGCTTGGTTAAGTATTCTACAGCTAAGTCGTTACCTTTCCTCTTTGCTTGCGCGATCAAAGCCTGAATAGTTGTCTTATCTACCTTAAATCCGTTAGCGGATGCATACATTGGATTTAAAGGGTGTAGCTTTAGTCCTGCAGTTTGCCCGGTACTAACATAAATAGCGCCGGACCCATCACATACCTTGCACTTAGGTTGTTTTTTATAGGGTACACCTTTGGCTGTAACTTTGTATTGCTTACCAGAGCCATTGCAGGAAGGGCAGCATTCAGCCATTTCCTTTTTAGCAACATCTGTGCTTGCTCGAATAGAAGCTTTAAACTCGTTATTGCTCATACGGGGCGGCGGCAGACGTTTACCGTTTTTACCTGTGCCAATATTAAATATCCGAGCGTGTATATCTCTATCTTTAACAATCCTAGAATATACAATCTTACACTGGTCTGGCCCACTACTGAGATTGAACGGACGGTCTCCTAATACACCGCGCGCAATTTCATTTAGTCTGACAGTAAGTTCAGTTTGCTCTTGCTCATATTGCTCTTTCACTTGCTGCAATACATCCCGATCAATCATGATCCCATTACGCTCAATCTCTACAAGAAACTGTAGATTATCGTTCATCAGTAGGAATACAGGTGCTAGGCCTTTATTCTCTTCTTTTTGTAGATCAGTGATTTGCTCGATAAAAATTTCGGCACAAGAAATCACATCTGCTTCTGCATATTCATCGACGGTGGATAGGGGCATGGCTTCAAAGCCGATACCGTTTTTAAACATGTCATCAACGAGATCTGACTTCTTGTGCGTAACGCCACGCCGTATTGCGGTCTCCTTAAGGCTCAGGGGAAGGAACTGAGCTCGAGCAAATATAAACTCACCGATCATGGAGCAATAAATCGGGCAGGTTATATTAAAACCCATTTCTAGGAGCCAAATAATATCGAACTTGGCGTTATGAGCGACAATCAGCTTCGCCTGATCTAAAGCTTGCTGTAACTCATCCCGTGTATCAGGCTGGGGCTTCTCATTATGGTGCCATACGCTTCTTTGGCATGGACCAATTTTTCCAAGGCGTACCCACAGCCACCATGCTCCAACGGCTCTATTGAGCTTATTGAAAGGGGAGTTGTCGGTCTTACCGTTTTTATCTTGTACAGTGGTCTCTAAGTCTAGAACTAGAATATCATCTAGTGCGATCATTTCCGTTAGGTTTGTTGGGTACATCGTACATCTTTATTAATAAAAGTTGAAATTGTATAAGATGGCGCAGCAACCGTATCTGTTGGTCAAGCCAGTGGTTGGGGTGCTTTTCATACGCCTTTTTCTTACGCTCAAGAATTTCATAGAATTCTTCTAGATCGGTCTCGTTAAGCATGAGGATCTCCCATAGAACTTGGTTGGGTTAGGATCTTCCTGCCTATCGAATAAGTACCAGCATGAGTTGTCTTTGCCGTGTACGTTGTCGAACCATTTTACTCTGCCGATGCTTACTATTTTGCGCAGCAAGGGAAGGTACGGTTCTGATTGTTTTGTGTGCATCCAATCCGCATCGAACAATAGCCACGTAGGCTTTAGAGAACTAAAATGTTCGATCATTGGATGTAGGATACTGCGTTGCCAAGGTGGATTTGTAATTATGAAATCCGCATCATTCATATCCTGAGCAGTTAAAGATAGGGCATCTGCCTGTTCGATGAACCCGGCTAAGGGTAATACATCATACGCAGCCACGCACTCTAGTACCTCAGAAAGATGGTCCACTAAGGCACCTTGCCCGGCGCAGGGTTCGCAGTATGTCTGTACGTCAGATAAGAACGGTATCAGTGGAGCTACTGCATGAGCAGGTGTTTGATAGAAGTCACGCTCTATACGTTTAAAATCAGATCTCTTTCCCATTAGTCCACATACCTCGATATCTCAGGCTGGATCTGACAAGTAACCGTACCATGCCATCCAGAAATTTTATTCTTAGAAACTGTGATGAAGCGCATGTTGTCGTCTTCTTCGAGGTCTTGCTTACCAATACCTAGGATGAGATCTGCCTCGGCGGCTTTACCGATCTTAGACCCTTCCATCATGGTGTAGGTGATACGAGTGCGCCCATCAGCTTCGGCGCTTGCTTGGCTAATGCCAAAGATCGCACAGTTATGCTTTTTAGCTAGCTCTCGAGTGCGCCGATAAATTTCTCTTAGACGCTCATGGCTTGCATTAAAATTTCCATTGATCATCACCTTGTCTAGTTGATCTATGAAAACAATATCGGGAGCTTTGCGCGCAATATATCGATCAATCATATCCAGATCGAAGTCTTGCGTATCCTTAAACGTAATTAGCCCACGGGCTCTGGCCTTATATAAAACCTTAGCTTTCTCACTATCTTCGAAGACCTCTTCTTTAGTGAGGCCACTGGCTGCGCTATATGCACGTACAACGGTACGCTTTGTAGCTTCCTCATTACCTAGAATAGATACCTTAAATCCTTGGTCTACGAACCCACCCGGACTCAGACAAAGGCTTACACAAAAGGCTGTTTTACCCGTATTAGGTGTAGCGAATATAATGCCGAATTCTGTGCGGTTTATACCAACAACATGTCTCGATAGCTGCTCTATGTTAAACCGTGCTCTAGCACTATCATCAAGTTCAGCTTTTAACTCATCGATATCCTGTGATGTATCAGGCCCAAACTCATCCTCATCAAACCCATCAGAGTAGCGTTCAACGAGATCCACTACTCGCTGTAGGGCGAGGGGATTACCTTCATTAATCTCTAGCCCAAGAGTAGCAATACGTTTGCCTACATCTCTCATCCAAAGCTTAGAGATAATGTCTGATGCAACATCGTCACTGAAGTCTGGTTCTGACTCTACGATGGTTATCAGGTCTTTTACGTCTTCTTTCTCAGCTTTTGTGGCAACCGGGTTTTCTATTTCCCAGATCTTCAAAAGTTCATGAGAGGTAAGATCATGTTCAAATCTATCGTGCGCTGATTCTAGTACAGTGTAGAGGGATCTGATTTCATCAGCGAAAAGCTTTTGGTTCAGTCTCTGTTTATTCTGCTCAAAGAATTCATGCTTTAGTAACGATTTTAGTATCGATGTATCTAGCATGTTACCCTGTATCCTCATTTTGTTAGGGTAACATAAATACCATAGCATACACAAAAAATAAACCCCAAACTTTTCAGCTTGGGGTCTTAATTTAAGAAGTTCTGATTTTGAGCTTCTTGAGGTCTGGCTTACCTTCGCCGCGCCTCTCTTTGATATCACATTGATAGTAGGTAACTCTACTGTTACCCCGGACTAGATTATTCATTGCTTCCTCTAGTCGTCTTTGCTCTTCGGCAGCATCCATGAATCCGTTAGGTAGTTCATAGTCTACGAGAATGAGTCCTCTCGCTTTTAACATATTTCCTTTTTCCTTTAGTTTATTGTCGGTACGAAGGTCGCTTCGACAGTGGGTTGTTGTTAACGCAGTTTTCCTCTGCATTATTCTCCTTTTAGTTAAATTAAAATACAGGCGGGGGGCCATTAGGGGGATTCTGCAAGTCACTGTTCTTTTTGATCCAGTGTATCGCTACACACACATCGGCAGACCGACATTTTGCAAAATAGCTAGATGCTCTACGATTAACTCTAGCACCGTCACCGCCGCCGAATATAAACATCCAAGTAAAGACGCTGTTTACCGTAGTAGATTCCGTATCTGTTCGCCAGTAAGGCATTTAAGGTCATCCTCTAGAAATACCACTCTGGTATTTACTCTTCCTTGTATTTTGCTCTGCAGGTGCAAAGACTTTTTTCGTGCGTCCTTATCTAAGGCTATAATGACATTAGTAAAGGTCATTAACTGTCTCTTTTGTAATACACTTAGCACAGTACCTAATAAAGCACAACCCATGTAATTAGTATGTACTGCAATTGCACAAGCAGAGGGGATATCTTCAACGACAACAGCGGTATTTCCGCTACCTACCTTAACAAGTCCTTCTATTGATCCATATTGCTTCCATTTGGGTATCTGTCCGACTATAGAACGCCCTACAGCGCCTTTCTCGTCGTTAGAGAAGAACAAAACTCGATTTTCTGCAGGGGAGTACCTGACCTTAATCAAACCCTCTTCATACGCCCTTATAGCGTTATTGTCTTCGAGGTATTTTATGGCTGCAGGGTAGTTAGATGGCTCTCCTAAAATATTAGGGAGAGGTAAAAGCTTCTTAGTCGGACCACCTTCAATACTATTTAGTCTCTTTAAGATGGTTGTCGAGCTCATGCCTACATCTTGGGATCCTCGAACCCCGCAACTAACCTTAAAGCAGTGCCACAGTTTCTTTCCGTTTCTAAGCGCTATGCCGAATGTCTTACGCCCACCACAAAACGGACAATTCATATTATATCCCTGTCCTTCTTTGACCGGGATCTTATCAACGATCTCTAGCTGTTCCCCATACCCGTACATCATCTTAGTACTTCACTTCCTTAACACCGTGCTTTTTAATATCCTCTAGAGCGGTGTTTAATATCCATAGAACGTCTTTTTCACTATCACCTAGTAAGGCAATGGGCGTGATGGTCCATGTTTCATCCATCTCGTCTGAAGCTGGATAATATTCATGAACCCCGTAGGTAATCTCACCCTTGGGGTACACATGCTTAATTAACTGATAGTGCCATGTGTTCATGATACCGCATCCCCGAGTAGCTCAATTACCTCATCGAACTTGAGAGTAGTATTAATGCAAAGCGCCTCGCGTTTTTGTGAGGATCCAGAGTGTACACTATGTAACTCTGCCACGTTTAGAATATACGCATCACCATCCTCGGCAATAAAGCTTTCTAGGTTGTCTACCTCATGGAACTGACAGACGTAGCCGCTATCTTGGTTAGGTAGGCGGTGTTTGGTGGCACCTTCCTTAGCCTTGTGGAATGTGGTCGTGTAGCCGCCTGTCTTTGTATAGATATTGATCACAGTATTTATTCCGTTATCCACATGAGGCGGTACTTCATGGTTGATAGACATGAACTGAACACTAAAACTATCTTTAGGTAATTTAGCTAAAAGGTCTTCGATAGACGAGGTTTCTACTTCAGCATTATTGTAGGCTATACCCATAAATTGACCTTCGTTCATGACACCGAAGCGAACATGCAAATCCTTGCCTTGCTTAGCATCTAATCCTTTGTATGATTTCTTAAGTTTTCTAAACATATTATTCCTCATTCGCGCGCAAAGCTTCCCAAGAAACTGGAAAAAACGTGCTCATAGATTTACTGATTAGGTTGGCTACAATCTGTGTCTCGAACTGTGTGTCCGGCTTGCAGCGCAAGTTACACATATCTGCAAAGGCATCTAAGCTTCCGCTCCAGTACCACTCAGTGAGCATTGATTGGGGCAAAATCCCCCTAGCTTGCTCCGGGCAGACTCCCTCGGCTAGCTGTTGCTTATACAAGCCCAGCATGACGTTGTTGTGATATACGATATTAGCGTTTGTACTTACTTCGCCCTCAGATCCCTGCTTCTTATCAGCGCTGCGCCCACGCCATACCTCGGGGACATAAAACTCAGGATCATCATCGACATAACGTCTAGAGATTTCATTCCAGCGCAGAAACTTATGCTTCACCAATTGCCGAGCAACATAGACAGGGGCTTTAACATGGAAAGATGCAAACGCATGACCAAAGGGACTTATGTGTTTATGCTTAGCGAGATACCGGATCAGCTTTGCATCCTTAAACTGGAGTACCTTTGGCTCACCGTTATGTACCCTAGGCATCCACTCAGATTGTTTACCAAAGCTTACCCGGGCGGCATTAACTACAGATAGGTCGCTACCCATGTGATCGATATATGTTACTTCGATGTTTGACATCTATTCCTCATTTAACCGAGATAATAAACATACCTTAACAGATGTAGTAGTTATGGGGTAGTTAAAAAACAGCAAAATAAACTATTGAAAAGTATAGAGTACTCTGACCCTGAAGGTCGCAGGTTCAAATCCTGCTCCCGCAACCAAACTACTGATTTTACTGTGTTTTTTTGTGTTCATTAATCCCGGTTCTATTCTTTTCTATGATTTTCTATCTTTATTTATCTTGTGGTATCGATATTACCCTAGATAAGTTAAAAAGGTGGCTCTTGTCCTTCGAACTCAGGCTTCCATGCGATATGATTACGAAGATCTGGTTTAGGTTCCGTCTTTGGTTTTATTTCCTGAACGCCCATCATATCTAAGTACATTTCTAGCTGTTGTGGGATCTGCTTTTCGTAACTCATCTCTCTCTGCCTGTATTAAATCAATCAATCGTTCAACAAATGTGTAGGGCTGCTTACCAAACAATCTGTAAAACTCTGCTTCGAAATTTCGACGCGCCTCGTTTATGTCCATCTCTTAACCTCAAACTGCTTTAGGGTATTTGTTAGTTCCATCATTGTGTGGACTTTCTTTTGCGATACGAGGCTACCAGCTTTGTATAAGGATGCTGTTATGTATCCCTCTTCGCCCGGGGGCTGCGCTAGTTTTAGCACAACCTCACCGTCTTCTAATGTTAGGATGATTGGATTAGGTTCCATTATGACCACGCTTTCATGATAGCGCTCTGTGCCATCTCTTTAGACCGCTTAACATAAACAGATACCACCTCTCGAGACTTATGCCCGGTAACTGACATAAGCTCATCCTCAGTGCAGTTATTGTTAGCTAGGCGCGTTGTACCTGTGCGGCGTAGGTCGCCCATGCGTAACTCTTTAGGTAACCCAGCTTCCGCACGTACCTTACGAGCCAGCTTAGCGTACCACCAGCGATCATAAGGCTTGTTGTTTAGCTCACA